CCCTGGGCCATGCAGCCTATTGGAGTTCCGGTCCCCCTCTGGGACAACCTGGCCGGAGTTGCCCCGCCTCCTACTGATCGAGCATATAGATACATTAAGCTCACCGCTGGCCTTACTGGCGCTGGTCAGTATAATGAGGGTTGTTTGTCTGGGGAATCTGTCACTGGCACGGCCCCTCAGATTATGGCTACGGCTACGATCAGTCTCGCGGACTCTCCTCTTAACGGGGCTACTGTTCGTCTGATCAACTCTGAAAGGCGCTTTCTTCGTCCTGGAGAAACTTCTGGTACAATTGAAGAGCACATGCTCCAGTCGCATACGCATACGTACTTCCGAACCAGCGGAACGGGCGGTGGTGCATCCGGTGCAACGAACTTCTACTGGTCTGGCTTTAATGATCAGACTGGTGGTCCGACTGGAAATGCTGGTAACGAAACTCGACCGAGGAATATTTGGACTTCGTATTACCTGAGGATTCGGTGATGTTGAGTCTCCTTACAGCGATCCTAAATCGTCTTAGAGGGACCAAAGATTGGCGTCCTTCTTGGTTGCCCGGAAGGTCCCTCTACTATGTATCCCCTGTTGTCTTCGTACTTAGCTGGATGTACGTTCCATTGTTTGAGGCGGCTTTGATCGCAGGAACGTATCTTCTATGGGGTAGTATGCCCCACGGGCATCTCTTCACCTTCGGCACCGTATTCCCTGACAGGGAGATTTCTTGGTTTGAGGAGAGACTCCTTAAGGTCTCAAAGGGCAATTATTATATTGCATTTTGGTTAAAGAACTTTATACCGCTTCTCCCCTTAGTCTTTCTGTCTCCGATCTTAACTATCGCTTTGTCTTTAGGTATCGTTTCGGCGTACTTCGGAGCCAAGGCAGTTTTTCCTGATAACTATACGTGGCTCGCTGAGCTGCTCACAGGAATGTTCTTTGGACTATTCATTCTAGGAGTTTCCATATGACTATTATCAAAGAAGGTCTTGAGCTGATCAAGCGATGGGAGGGTCTTCGACTAGAAGCCTACCAAGACGTCGGCGGTGTGTGGACCATTGGCTATGGGCATACATCTGCAGCGGGTGCTCCTAGGGTCACCCCTGGCCTTAAGATCACTGCAGCGGAGGCTGAGCGGATTCTCCTGAAGGACCTTGAGAACGTTAAGAAGGATCTGTATAGTCTAGTCAAGGTCCCGCTTAATCCGTATCAGGAAGCGAGCCTGATGAGCTGGATGTATAACCTCGGCAAGTCCAAGGTAGCCAAGAGTACTCTGATTCGGGAGCTCAACAAGGGCAATTACGATCGAGTGCCGCAGGAGCTGGCTAAGTGGGTCTACGTTGGCAAGAAGAAGTATCAGGGTCTCGTCAATCGGCGTAACGCTGAGATTGGCCTGTGGACCCGAGAGCAGTTCGTAGCATCTGCTGGCGTACCCGCGGACACTGTGCCTAAGTTCTCGCTTGCGGACCTGACTGTAGAGAAAGTTTCTGCTGGAACTGGTCTACTGGCTTCGCTAGGTGCTGCGTTTTCGTCCGGCCCAATGGCGTGGGCTCTTGCAGCGATCCTTCTAGCCGCCGCAGGTGTCTTCCTGTATAAGTATCTGAGAGAGGATTGACAATGGCCGGTCTCCTTCTGTTCTTTAAATCGCTATGGGACAAATTCAATGTCTGGATCGTTATTGCTATTGGAGTCCTTCTTGGCCTCTGGAAATTTGCGAGGGACCAGAGGGAGATCGGGGAAGCCCGGCTTCGTAACGAAATTAACAAGAAGTCTCAGGAGGTCCAGGATGCGTGGACTAAAATTGATTCCGATCCTCGTGATTTCGATGACGCTATTAAGCGGCTGCGTAACCGAAACAGTAACCGTTAAGTGCCCTCAGCTTTCTGCGCCTCCTGAGGAAGTTATTAAACTCCTCGAGAAGGAGAAAGGGAATAGGAAGGTTGAGGACTGGACCATTGACCTTGAGAAACACCTAAGGAAGCTAGAGAAATGCCGGTAAAGTACACTCTTCTAGATATGGTTCAGCGTATTCTGTCGGCCATGGACTCTGATGAGGTCAATAGTATTCATGACTCGACGGAAGCCCTGCAGGTAGCCTACGTCATTGAGTCCGCGTATAATTCGATTACATCCCGAGGGAACCTCCCGGAGCACTTCGAGCTGTTTGAGCTAAACGCCTCCGGTGATCCCACTAAGCCCACGCTTATGACGGTCCCTGATCGAATTGAAAGCATCCTCTGGATTAAGTACGATAAGCAGGAGTTTGGCGAGACTGACAAGAATATCCAGAAGGTTGATTATATGCGGCCTGATGAGTTCCTCGACCGGATGCACAACCTGCGCTCTTCTCAAGGGAACGTTGTCCACTACGAAATCACCAATAACGGCGATACGATTGACATCTTCTCCCTTAATAATGTCCATCCGCAGTATTGGACTTCTTGGGACGATAGAACGATTATTTTTGACTCGTATCAATCCGCTGTAGACACGACTTTGGTGAAGAATAAGACGGTGTGTTACGGAGAGGCTGCTTCCGGTTTTCTTATTCAGGATGACTTTGTTCCGGACCTAGACGCCCGGCAGTTCGATCTCCTGATGAATGAGGCTAAGTCTCTTGCATTCGCAGAGCTTAAGCAGGCAGAGCACGCTAGGGCAGAGCGGAATGCACGTAGAGGTTGGGTCACTCTAGCCAACCAGAAAGACCGAGCTCCTGCTCGTCCCAGCTTCCGAGAAACCCTCCCTAATTACGGACGTAAGTAATGTTTACAGATTTTGAAAAAGATCTCCCTGATATCCGGACCATCGACCTAGACAACAACAAAATCTATATTAAGAAGCAAGGTCAGTACGGCTTCTGGTATGTGAACTTCGATAAGGGGCAGATTCCCAAGGAGCTTAAGTCGGCCTTCACCTCCCCCGATATGGCAGAGAGAGCCATTAATCTCTACCTTGCCCGGAAGGGTCGAGAGAAGGCTGTAAAGGAGTAATCTAAGATGGCAAGGAGCGTTGGTGTAGCAATTGAAAACAACTTCGTCAACGGCCTTGTGACCGAAGCGACGGGGTTGAACTTTCCGGAGAACGCAGTCGTTGAGACCGATAACTGCGTCTTCAATGAAAAAGGCATCGTATCCCGCCGTCTCGGGATTGACTTCGAAACCGACTACCAGCTGCAGACGATTAATAAGACCGGGAACGTTATCACAGAGTATAAATGGTCTTCTGTGGCTAACAACGGTGAGAACAACTTCGCAGTTCTCCAGATCGGCAACATCCTGTACTTCTACCGGACTAGCATCTCGGGGAGTTTGTCTGGCGATCCGTTCGCCTCTACTGTCAACATCAACGACTTTCTGGCTCCCGGCGCTCCGCCCCCGAATCAGGAGGAAGCTCAGTTTACTTCTGGTTCTGGTTACTTGTTCGTGTCTCACCCATTCTGTGACCCTTTTTACGTCGAATTTGACGAAGATACGGAAACGTTCACTGGCAAAAGGATTACCATCAATATCCGCGATGTCGAAGGTGTACCCGATGGGTACGGCCAGACGGAAATGCGGTCTACGATTACAAACGAGCACTGGTACAACCTGAAGAACCAGGGCTGGGAAGCAAATAAGATTAACATCTTCCGTGGCCAGATTGGCGCTTACCCCAGCAATGCTCAGGTCTGGTGGGTCTATAAAGATGCCAACGAAGCCTACGCCCCCGGCTCCACGTACTCTAGTATCGAATCAGGCAACCGCAGGGCAGCTAGGGGCTATTTCATCGGGAACGCCTTTAACTTCAATCGTAGTGCGATTTCTGGGCATCCTGGCTTGCCTACCATGTCCTCCGGCTACCAGAGGCCCCGATGCATTGAATTCTTCTCTGGGCGTGTCTTCTACGCAGGTGTAGATGCTGATGGTTACGGAGGCAAGATCTATTTTTCCCAGATCGTGCAAGGCCCCGAGGATTTCGGTAGGTGTCATCAGGAGAATGATCCGACCTCTGAGTTCCTCTTTGACCTCCTGCCCTCAGATGGCGGTGTCATCTCAATTCCAGAACTAGGGGCAGTCATCAAACTCTTCTCTATTGAGTCCTCGCTTCTGGTCTTTGCCTCTAACGGTATCTGGGCGATTGGTGGTTCTACGGGTGTCGGTTTTTCGGCCAATGACTACACTGTCCGCCGGATCTCGGCCATCCCTGCTCTCACGGGGTCGTCCTTCATTGATGCTGGCGGCCTTCCGGTTTGGTGGAATACTGACTCGATTTACGGTATCCGTACTAACCCGACCTTCGGTTCGGTGGAAGTCCAAAGCCTCCTTGATCAGAGGATTAAGACGTACTTCGAACAAATCCCCCCTGAGTCGAAGCGGTACGCTAAAGGTGCCTTCAACCTCCGAGACCGCACTATTCAGTGGCTCTTCCGAAAGAATCCGGCCTCCACTATTGATGAACGATATACCTACGATACGATCCTGACCTTCAATATTATGACCCAAGCCTTTTATCCTTGGAGTCTGAATTATGAAAACGGTATCGGCATCAACGGTATTCTAGTGGTCGAAGGCCAAGGCTCTCAGATCATAGAGGATGAAGTAGAGACACTCTCAGGCCAGCTAGTTACTGACAATGCTCTGGACAACGTCACGGTAACTCAGTTGAATACCCTGGAACTCCCAAGTGTCTACAAGTACGTGACCACAATCCCCGATGAAGGCGGTACGCATTCTCTGACCTTCTCTGAAGCCTTTGACTCTTCTTATAAAGACTTCAGCACTCCTCTGACTGACGGGATTGACTACGAATCGTACTTCATCTCCGGCTACCGAGTCCACGGTGATGGTCAGAGGGACTTCCAGTCGAACTACATAAATATATATACCTTGAACGACAGTCTTTCCACCTTCTACCTCCAAGGTATCTGGGACTTCGCTACATCCCCGAATACGGGTAGGTGGTCTTCTAGACAGAAGATCCAGATTACTGATCCTCGATATAGCTACCGTGGGGTCAGGAGGAAGATCAGAGGCCACGGGAAGGCCCTGCAGTTCAAGATTACATCCCACCCCGGCGAACCTTTCGATATCATCGGTTGGTCCGTCTTCGAAACAGGAAATACTACGCCATGACATTGAAGCTACTGACTCATGAAGACATCCCTCACCTTCTGAAGCTGGCTGAAATGTTTCATTCAGAGTCCCCTTACTCCGATACTGAATTTGTACCGGATAAGGTAGTCGCCCTAGCCGAGGAGAGTATCCGCAATCCTAAAGGATACCTCTGTGTCCTTGCTCTTGAGGGGGAGCAGGTTGTGGGCTTCCTCGGCGGGGTTATCACTGAACTCCCCTTCTCCTCTGAGAAGATCGCGGCAGAACTGGCCTGGTACGTCCTCCCAGAGTTTAGAGGAGGTAGATACGCCAAAGAACTACACGAGGCATACGAATACTGGGCGAATCTCCTGAAGGTCTCTAGGATCCAGATGGCTCTTCTAGAAGGCCCTTACAGGAAGGCACTCACCAGACTTTACCGTATGCGAGGTTATAAAGAAACAGAACATTCCTTTGTGAAGGAGATCTAAATGGCAGCTCTAACTACGATCCTTATTGGTGCCGCTGTTGCTGCTACTGTGGCGGGTACTGCCATTGCTTATCAGGGCCAGCGGGCTCAGGCGAAGGCCCAGAAGCAGGCTCTCGCTATTCAGATGCAGCAGGAAGAGACCCGGCGTCAGGCTATGAACCTTGATGCCAACCGCAAGAAGCGGGAAGTCCTCAGGCAGCAGCAGCTTCTTCGGGCTCAGGCTCTGGCTACGGCTGCGAATCAGGGTGCTGGCGGTCCCGGCTCTTCGGGTATCGAAGGCGCTATCGGACAGATCCAAGGTCAGAGTGGTGTTAATCAGCTCGGCATTAATCAGCAGCAGGAGCTGGGCAATACGATGTTTGATCAGAACCAGCAGATTACTGCGGCTGGTATCCGCGCTGCCAACGCAGGCGGCATGGTCGCTCTGGGCACCGGTCTTTCCTCCCTCGGCGGTGCAGTAATTCGGAACGCTGGAACTATCGGTCGCATTGGCGGCGGTTAATGGAGTAAAAAATGGCTGAAATCTCTCTTCGAGAAGATCCGACTTTCCCTCAGACGGCTGGAGATCAGAATACGTCCTCCATCCCCGTTCTGCCCGCAGATCAAGAAGGTCTTCTGTCCCTCCGGGGAGAGAATAAGTCTTCTCTTTCGGAAGAAGTTGCTCAGAATCGGGCTACTAGGTTCAATCTTGCCTTCGGCGACAATTCTCCGGGCGTAGATGCCCTCCGTCTGAGTATTCAGAATGGCACTGAGAATGAGACTCGCCAGCAGCTTGCTATGGCTAAGGACGCGGAGGTTCGGCAGATCAAGCAACAGATGATCCAAGAGATCGCTGCAGCCCGCCAAGGTAAGCTTACGGATGAGGAGATCGAGCAGATCCTTTCTCTGTCGTACGAGAATATCCAGAATCCCGCTACGATCCCTGAGAAGGAGTTCGCTAACAAGATCATCAATACTCTTGCCAGTATGTCTGGTCAGCAGGAGAACATTTACCAAGAAGGTCTGAACAAAGACCCGGAAGGTACTCATCAGGTCCTCGATGCAGCTGCTGAGATCCTGACGAAGCGAGAACTTGCTCGAACCAAGAAGGAGGACCTAGAGGCTCAGTGGAAGGCCAAAGGCTTCTGGAGCAAAGCTGGGGAATACGTCGAACAGTTCGTTCCGTTCTTGTCTTGGACGAATACCCAGAACGCTGTCGAGAATGCCCCGACTTCTTCTATCCTTCCTGGCAACAACATCCTCGAGCAGGCTCAGTACCTGTATACTCTCCCGGTGGATGAGTTCAATGCCCAGCTTGTGGCGGCTGTCGATAATATCGCAGAAAGCAATGTACTTGACGCTCTGACCTTTGTCGATGCCATCCTTAGCTTCTCGTCCTCGGACATCTTCCTGAACAATGCTGCGGGTATCGGTGATCTGGCTGATGTAGCAACCTTTGGCGGCTCTCTGGCTGTCCGTGGTGTTGTAGCAGGTGCTGACTACCTTAGCACTGCTAACCGGCTCCGTAGGGCTGTCCGAGACGCTCTGAAGACCGATGACGTTGTTAAGGACGCGGGCAAGGCTCTTGAGCAGGCAGGTGAGGTCGATAAGGCTGCTACCGTCAAGACGATCAAGCGGCAGATTGCTGAGCGCAGCGATGACGTAGACACAAACTTCCGAGTCCTAGAGGAAACCGTTCCTTCTGTCTTCAATCCTAAGAAGATCTTCGCAGGAGAAACGGCTCTGAGTCGAGAGGCTGCCACCCGTCTTTCGGATTACATGGCTTTTCGTGGGCGCGCTCTAATCGATAGTCTTCAGGAGGTCGCTGGTGTTACCCGCCTTCCTGTTGAAGCTGAGCAGATCGCTATTGAGCAGGCTAAGGCAGACCTCGCGAAAACGTTTAATCGTCTGGAAGACTCCATCATCGATATTAAGACTAATGAAATCGACCCTCTGACGAATACTCAGTCGGTCAGTCTTCAGCTCGGTGCCCCGAATGCGACATTGTTCGACACCCCGGAGAGAGCTGAATTCTACGCTCGCAATCTCTACGAACTCCCGGAGGGTTCCTTTGAGGTTCGGCAGCAGGGCTCTGGATTTTATCTGGACATCAAAAAGAACATCGATGAAACTACTCCCGAGGTCCGGGACGCTCTGATTACTACTGATAATCAGGTGAAGACTTCCTTCGCTGACGCTTTCCTTGGTTGGCTTCGGTCTCCTGCTGAGACACTGCCTCAGTTCCAGTCCGCTAACAGGAACATCGCTACGACGGCTTCGGAAGAGGCCCTCCGTAGGGTCCGGGAGGCGGCGCAGGACCTTAAGCTCCCCAAGGCCCAGAGGAAGGACTTTGAGAGGATCCTTAAGGCGAATAGAGACTTCGTTGACCCTGTGACCGGGGAAAGAGGCCGCTTCTACGAGTCCGTTGGCGCTCTTGAAGAGGGCTACCTTAAGAACCTCGATAGGCTGCCTACTGAAGCAGAGGTCCGGGCTTACTTCACCTACGTCCAGCTCAGTGACTTCGATTGGGTTGTCCGAAACCTGAATATGTACAAGGAAAAGGCTAGGCTCGGGTTGGAGCGCTGGTCCTTCGAGGTCTTCAAGCCGGATGCCGAGGGTCGCCCTGACTTTGTCACTACGCCACAGTTCGAGGGGAAGAAGGTAGATTATATTCCTTGGAATAGTGATCACCTTTCCGTCTACGTCTACGATCCTGTGGGCCGGAAGGGCCAGGTCATCTCTCGGAATCCGATGGCCGAAGACAAAAACATGGTCGATGACCTAGTCCGCAATCAGGGCTATCAGATAATTAGGATTGATAATCCTGTATCCCGCCCCCTGAAGGACGTCCTCGGTGTTAACGACCCCATCCAGTACGTCGTGACTAAGGGCGCCGCTAATGCTCCCCTGTCTTGGAAGCAGGTAGGCTACCGCCCCGGCGGTCACGTTGAGTACAAATATAATTGGTGGGTCAAGCAGCCTAAGCTTTATCAGGGAGAAGGTGGTACGACTTTCTACGAAGGCGATGCTACTGTCTTCAACTTCTCGACGAAGGCTCAGGCAGATAAGTTCACCAAGGCCATGGAGACCGCTAGGAAACTCCTTAAGGCAAAGGATGAAGTCGGTCTAGAGAACTTCCTGAAGCGCAATCTTCCGTATAATGTAAAGACTTTCAAGAAGCTCTTCGAGGAAGAAAAGCTTGCTGACGGAACGGTTAAGCCCCCGGCTCTTGACATTGATCAGGAGTTCAGGACTACGTCTTCTGGCCGAAAGATCGGCGATGAAGTTGACTTCAGGCAGAGGTACAAGAGCTTCCGTGATCTTTCCTCCGGTGAGTACAATCTCTCCGATGGCATTGATCGGCAGTTTACGGGACAGAGGGATGAAACCCTGCTGACTCCTACTGAGCGAGGCTCTACGGAAAGCAGCCCGCTGTTTGAGTTCCACAAGTCTTCATTGGTTGACCCTATGTCTACCTTGGAGCGTGCTGTGACCTCAGCCGTTAGGAATCGGTTCCTCAACGACTACAAGGTCTCGGCTGCAGAATCCTTCATCCAGCGGTACGCAGGCGTCATGAAGACTGACCTGAATACGCTGAGGCAGAATCCTTTGTACTACCTCCATAACCCTGACTGGGACCGTGGAGTCGCGGACAAGGGGGCACTCTCTGCCGCCATGCTTGAACGGCAGCATATCCTGAGGTTCCTCGGGGTTAAGTCTGAGCTAGAGCAGAAGGTCGGATGGGTTCAGGAGAAGATTGCTTCTTCGATCTATAATGTAGCAGGTGAGAAGATGGCTAATATCACAGCCGATGCTTTCAACCTTGCTGCTATTAGGGACCCGCTTTCGTTCATCCGTGCCACGGCTTTCCATTCAAAGCTTGGTTTGTTCAACCCTGTACAGCTTTTCGTTCAGGCTCAGGGATGGACTCACATCGCTGCTCTGTCTCCCCAGAATGTCTTGCAGGCGACTGCTGGCTACGGCCTTATGAGGACTCTCCGGTACACCAACGATGAGAACATCATAAAGCACTATGCCAAGATCGCTACGAAGTTCGGCTGGAAGGCGGAGGAGTTTGAGGAGTCGTACAGGCTTCTGAGGTCTTCTGGCTTTGACAAGGTCGGCAGGGAAACTGCTCAGTTCGACGATGTCTTCAGGTACAACCTCTTCCAAGGGGCTTGGGGAAGCTTCCTCGATAAGGGGACATTCTTCTTCCAAGAGTCTGAAAGCATGATCCGGGTTACGTCCTGGAATGCAGCCTACCGGGAGTTCCGAAAGGCTAATCCTACCAAGACTATCGGTAATCGTGAACTAGGCCAGATCCTGACCCGTGCGGATACTCTAAGTGTCAACATGACCAGAGCGAGCAAGTCTGTTCTGGAACAGGGCATCACGAGCATCCCGCTTCAGTTTACTTCTTACCATCTTCGTATGATGGACCAGCTTCTCGGCAAGCGCCTTACTCAGGCAGAAAAAGCTAGGGCTTTCGTGGCCTATTCTGCTATGTACGGTATCCCGATTGGTGTTGGCTCCTTTATCGGCTACCCCATCTACGAAGATATCCGTAGGAAGGCTCTGGAGTACGGAGTCAATCTCAGCGACCCGTTTATTTCTGCAATGACAGAAGGCATCCCCTCTACGGTCATTTCTATGATTACGGGGCAGCAGTATAACATTGCAGACAGGTATGGTCCCGGTGGCCTCGATATCATCAAGGATATCCTTACAGGGGATAAAGCAATCCTTGAGATTTTCGGGGGCGCATCTGGAGGTTTGATCAATGATATCTTTAAGTCAGCTTACCCAGTTTTTGCAGGAACTTTGGATGTATTCAAGGGCGACTCTACATACGAGCCCGTCCTTGCAGATCTCATTGACGCTACTCGAAACATATCTTCGGTGAACAATACTCTCAGGACGCTTATGGCCCTGAACACTGGTAAGTATATTACCAAGAATGAGATGTACATCGGAGACATGACTAAGTTCGATGCGATCTTCTCTGCCATCACTGGTCTTACGCCTATTGAGATTCAGGATACGTTCTTGAAGTCCGATAGTCTGAAGAACCAGAGGGAGCTTGAGAACGAGGTCAAGAAAGAGTTCATCAAGAACTATAGGCGAGCCCTTAAGGAAGGTGCTGCAGGAAATAAGGAAGGCATGGACGCATTCCTTAAGAAAGCCAGAGCGGCCATCATTGTCGGCGACATCAATCCTACTCTGTACAGTCAGTTCGTCAGAGAAGCGCTCTCGGGCCACACCAGCCTCATGGAGCGTATTAATCAGGATTGGTTCCGCAAGGCGCCTCTGTCTCAAATCCAGCAGCGTATTGATCAGATTAATTCCAGCAACCTAAGAGGTAACTAATGGCTCCGTTTAACCCTCGTGTTAGCCCTACAAACGATCCGAATTACCTCTCGTATTCTCGGGGGACAGATACTCCTAAAGCTGATACCAGCCTTGGGACTCTGTTCTCCGGGCTTGGAGAAAGCCTCGGGGCGGTTGTTCAGGGTGTTGATCAGATTAACCAGAGCAATATCCAGAACGAGCTCTACCAGAGGATTGATAGCATTAGGGGCGAGTTTGGCGTAGACGCAGCTCAGGAGGCGGCTAGCCAGTCGTCTCTTATCCCCCCTGATCCTTCCCGCCCGGTCCCTGCCGATGCCTCTAGGGCAGTTGCAGATCTTGACCGTCTGAAGACAGCTTTCGATGAAGGGAAAATCTCTGAGAGCTATTACTGGGCTCGGGTAGAAAGCGCTGTCCGTCAGGTCCGCGCAAAGTATCCCGGCTACAGGGATGAGATCGATTCCATGGTCTCCAAGATCACGGGTACGACTCCTGCCAATGCTCTGCGCCGTAGTCTTATGAACGACTGGGAGGCACTCCAGAGGCAGCAGGCTGAAGGAAGAAATAGGTTCGACACCTTCTTTAACCAGAACCTTGAGTACATCGATCCGACACTCCGGGATCAGTACCTCTCCGGGAATAATTCTTCAGAGCTCCAGAATACAATCCGCAGGGACGTTGCTGAGAAGCAAATGCATATGCAGAATATCCAGAAGCAGAGAGCGGAGATCGGTCTCGCCCTGGATCGGAATAACCTTGATGCTGCTAAGGCTCAGCAATACGCCATTAATGAAGTAAATACGTACATCAATAATAACATCATCGCAGGCTCTAACAAAGTCGCAGGAGGTAGGAGCTTTAGCCAGCTTCAGGCTCAGATCAATAGCATTATCTCTAGCGGGAAGCCCCCGACTCCGGAGGAGATCAATCAGATCAGAGCGAACTTCGCTGTTCTAAGGAATAACGTCTCTACGGGCGTTGACCAGATCCTGACCTCTCCCCTGACTCCGGGCTCTCCGAATAGCTATTCTACTGTTCTGACTCCTGAGAGGACGAAGGATATTAAGGCTCAGGCTTTGGCTCGGCTTGACGCCATGGAGCAGATGTTGATTGACGGCAACTTCGGTATGTTCTCTGTCAATGTCAATCAGGCAAAGGCAATGAACGACGCCACGACCCGTCAGATCCTTGAGTCCTCAGACGCTGTTCGGAAGCTTCAGGCAGCCCAGCAGGCCCTCGGCCCCACGCTGTCTCACATCTTCCTGAATACCGAAGGTGTGCAGCTAGCTAACGATGCAGCCAAGGCGATCATTGACCTGAACCTCTCTGAGGCTGTAACTGGGGATCCTAACCAGACCCTTATTGATCAGGTTAAGAGGTTGCAGCAGGCTGGGATTAAGGATGGGAAGACGTACTCTGCTTTCCTTAACCAGTACCAAACGGCTCTGAAAAACAAGGATATCCCGGATCATATCATCGCGAATATGACGAAGGTTATCTTTGACCCAGATAACAGGCGGTTCTTTGCTCAGTTTGTGGCAGATGAGCGCAAAGATGTATATTCTCGTCTTGCCAGCCCTGAAGTCTCTCAGAGGCTCTCTAGCCTAAAGACCTCGGATCCTCGGGCTTGGGATAGCTATAAGAACTGGGTCCAGAACGGCTTTACTGCTGTCTTCCACGCAGAGGCGAGCAAGCTCAGGGATGCCATTGTCTATGATCGTGGTACCGAGGTCATCTTCGACCCTGCTAAAGGACAGTTCAGTGTTCGTCCATCTCAGGACATGGTCCGTGGCTGGAACCAGCAGGAATCCGTCTTCAGGAATAACCCGAACCCTATGTCTGCTGAACGAGCCTTCGAGCTCCAGAAGCCGGGCCTAATCTCCACGGTTCAGGGCATTAATCAGGCTCTGCTCCCCCTTATGGAGATGTATAGACAGGATGGTGTTGACCCTGCGCAGGCGGTGAGCGCTCTAATCTCGTCCATGGATCTTCAGCCTAACCAGCCCAAGCAGGATAGTTTGTGGCGCACCCTGATGAAGGGTCTCGGTATTTGGGAGGATCGGGACGGACCCGACGTAAACCCTAATAGGCCCGGTGGCGGGGAGAATCAGCCACAGCGCCAAGGGGATGCAGGGAGCACTGGCTTCACTGGCTTCGGGCTAATTACACCCGCTGCCGCCGCAGTTCCTCAGGAGCCCGCAGCAGTCGGTAGCAATGCCGTCGCAGACGTAGAGACTGTCGAGGACATTAATCCTCAAGGGCAGATTTCTTTGGTCTCGCCTCAGCAAATCGAGCAGGTCCAGCAGAAGACCGGGGCGGATCCGATTGAGATTGCCTCAAGGTTCCTTGGAGCCCACGAGGCTTCAGATAGGCGCACCCTGAGCAGCTTCTTTAAGAAGAGCCTCGGGAAGAACATCGACCCTGTTAGCACTGCATGGTGCGCTGCATTCGCTAACTCTGTTCTGTCTCAGGCAGGGATTGAGGGTACTGATTCGCTGCTGGCTAGGAGCTTCTTGGACTTCGGCACTCCGGTGGATGAGCCCCGGAGAGGAGACATCGTCGTTCTGTCCCGAGGGAACTCGTCTTGGCAGGGCCACGTTGGCTTCTACCAGGGCAAGGACGAGAACGGCAATATCCTTATCCTCGGTGGCAACCAAGGAAATAAGGTCTCCGTTAGGCCGTTTTCTCCTAGCAAGGTCCTCGGATACCGTAGGCCGCCGACTCCTGAGCAGGTCGCCAAGATGCCCGCCTACAAGGGGACGCCAGTTGGCCAACAGGCTGAACAGCTCATATCTCTGAAAAACTAAACTAACCGAAATTAAACTAAAACAAAAGGCCCAAGGGAACCAACCCAAGGGCCTTTTTCTTTATCCCCACTGCTCAGCCATAGCCCGAGCAATGCCTTCGTATGTCCTGCTACGCTCCTTCCATCTGTCCGGACCCGGAGGAAGTCTCCAGATTCTTTGGTGTACTTTCTCCTTCGGGACTATCTCCGTTGGTTGAAGCAGAGGGAGTCCTTCCAGCCACAGGCAGGTCGCCTTTGACTCCGGGTGCCCGAACATCCACGGCTGGATTACCTGAGAATACTTCGGGAGTTCTGCGTACTTGTGCGGGATCGGATTCTCGATACATTTCTTCGGGATCTTCGATGTCCATAAACGCATGAAGAACGCACGGGCCTCTGCGAGTTCGGACCACCGTTCCTCGTTCTTCTTCCGTCCTTGTCCCATAGCCAGCGTACTCCTGAATTACAGAGGTAAGTACAGGGAGGATGTGCAATCAAGAGGTCCCAATCCTGGTCTAGGATGTCCAGAACGTCCCCTTGGTAATGGAACATCCCTCCTGTTAGCATTCTCTAGAAAGTCCGCAGAGATGGCGTCATGGCCTCTATCCCTAAAAGCCTGAGACACCACCCCTGAGAACTCACAAGCTACTAGAACCCTCATGCTGCTTCTCGGGGACTACTATTGATGAACCCGAAGCCCGAAGCTAGGGTAAGGGAGTTCTTCCTCTTCAGAAAGAATGTACGTCTCCGGGTCAAACTTCAAACGACCAGCAGGGCCAGTCTTTCCTGCATACCGGTTCTTGGTGACGTAGAGATGAGTCGTATTCCGTTCATCCTCATTCTCTGCCGAAAGATCGCGGAACATATCGATACGGAGGTCAGCAACCTTGCCGATGTTCCGAGAGCCTCGGGTCTTCCCTTCATCGTTTACGTGGCTGATCATGAACAACGTGAAGTCCAGTTCTTCAACCATCATAGCCAGTCGGGTAGAGATATAGTCTAGCGCCTTTCGTTCGTCCTCAGACTGAAGACCAGAGACAACCATTGTGATGTGGTCAAGGAAGATGCGCTTACACCCACAAGCGCCTGCAAGGAAGCGAACTGTGGAAAGAATGACATCAGGGTCATCAGACCCGAAGTGACTATAGATATGGATTCGTTCATCACGACCGGCGACTTTCCTAAGAGTATTCTTGAGCTCTTCCTTAGGGATGGAGAAATCAGGGAGATGGATCGGGGCCTTGAGTTCGTACCCCGCGAGACCTTTAAGGGTCCTAGCCTTGCTCTCCTCAAGGTGGATGATACCGATGTTCTCGTCCGTGTTCTTAAGGAGGTGGTACTCAAGAGCCCGGAAGATCTCCGTCTTCCCCATACCCTCCTGTGCCGTAATAAGGATCATCTCCCCAGTACGGATGCCGTAGGTCATCCTCTGAAGCTTCTCAAAGGGGAAGGGTACGCTAGGCTTTTCCTCATCATCATCGATGATTTTGTCGAACTCAGAAAAAGATGATAGGATGCCTTCTGGCAGGAACCTCGTGGCGCTCCACCATTCCTTCTGGAAGATCTCAGACTTTCCTTCCATGAGGTAGTCATTGGCGTCCTTGCCATGGCCCATCTTGACGATGTAGACCTTGTTGAAGTCAAAGAGCCTAGCCACCTCCTTAGCAGCCTCCTGCCCCGGCGCATCCGCATCGAAGCAGATATAGATCTTCTCAAAGGAGTCAAGGTACTTATACGCCTCGGAGCACTCCTTCTTGGCGGAGGATGCAGAGGTCACAGCCACAGCAGGGTACTTCTCCCCGAACATCTGGTAGACACTCATGGCGTCGAATGCGCCTTCAGTGACCGTGATTGCACGCCCGCCAGCAGGGAAGACGTCCTGCCCGAAGAGACTGCCCTCACCAACCTTCTCTCCCTCCCAGTGGAAGGACTTAGGATGATGACGGACAAGAGTCCTGCCGTTAGGATAAGGAAGTTCGATAAAGACGACTTCAGAAGTAGACTTACTGACCCCTGCCCGAGCCTTGTACTTCTCAAAGACCCTAGGCTTGATCTTCCTGTACTCAACGAATTGGTATACTACAGAATCTTTTTCCACTTTTGTTTCTTTCTTCCCAAAGAAAAACTTGTCACATTTAAAACAATACCCGGAGCCTTCCTTATCTACAGCGTATGAAGACTTCCCATCCCCACAGGGACAAGGAAGGTCCGTCTCAGCCCATCTAGACATTTTTCTTCTTAATCGTATTTATGATCTCATCGAGGGATGGTGTGACCACAGAAGCGAACTGGTACATGATCTCCCAACGTTCAGGATCGTCAAGCAAGACGAAGGTCGGCTTTCCTCGACCAGCAGTGTAGCCCAGCTCAAGGTGGCCAGACTTGCCAGCAGGGAGAACCAAGAGGGCAGCATCTGCGGTATCGAGATGATGCTTATCAAAACTGAAGACGTGACGAGCAGCATACCCCTTCAGGGCGTCTTCGTAGCTATGCCCTCTGGACTTTTCGTAATCTCGCCAATAATCATCCGCTTCTGGCCCTGCGGCGTACCAGTCATCAAAGACTTCGATGTTGCATTCAGTACGAATAGCCTGAGCGATCTTTGGGACTTCAGGATTCCTCAGCGATCCGATGACGTATAGTTTGTTGATTTTGCCCATTCTTCTTCCCAATTCTTAACTTGCTCCTCTGTCCAGTCAGATTCATTAACGATCAGACCAGGGTTGTCATCGATCCAGACATCAATCGGAATACCGAGATCCTGCATGTACTTCATCTTGGGAGTCCTTGAGGTGTAGAACACAGGGATCCCTGCGGCCTGAAGGTCCTGCAGTCGTTTATCTGACATCTGCGGAGTCCTGAAGGTGACGATGTAAACATCATGGTTGCGCATAGCTGCGTTCTTCAGGAAGAGATGCCAGAAGATTGGGTCTTCTGTATAAGTCCCGTCGAAGTCAAGAGCGATCTTCATGTGATACCCCTTAGGCATTGTCTTTCTCTGTGAGAACAGGCTTAGGCTCAGGGTACTTATTCACGAGCTCCGCAGCCTTTTTGTTAAGGTCCCAGAGGAGTCCCTTCTGGACCACAGGGGGGCGGTCATCCTCAAGCTTGCCTGCAATCATGGCGTCTCGGACAACCATCAAGGAAGCAATAGCTTTGTCAATGTGATGCAGACCCACAAGACTATCAGGATCTTCATCCATCCCCTCCCACCAGTCAGTCAAATGCCGCATCGTCGCATCAAAGTAAACACTAGCACGGACACCAATACCACGCCAATTATGCCGCCCATACTTCAATGCTCCTTCCAGAAGTGCAAGACCGACCCACCAAACAACAGTCCAAGGGATAACAGAGAAGTAAATCTTCCTGATTCCCATGGCGTCCTTGGGATTGCTAGGCTTAGAAATCATTTTGTAATTCTCAGCTCCTCAATATGAACAGGGGTGTAATTAATTTGCTCAACGCAGACACACTTATACGGCCCCTGGGGAGACGGGTTGTTATGAATATGCCCGTGGACATTGAGGAGGGTCTTCTCCTCCCCGTGATCAGTCTTGCCTCTATATAGAGCACTGTCATGAACGGGCACATGTGTCAGCAGAAGGCCGTACTCAGGGAACATCCGCCAGACGTCAATCTTCTCGAAGTACCTCTGCAGGATCTGATCCTTGCCATTGTCATGGTTCCCGAGGACCAGCCTCTTGTGGCCATTGAGCTTGCTCAGAAGACCCGAGATATATTCCCCAGGGGCGCCGATGTAGACGTCTCCGAGGTGGTAGACCTTGTCCTGAGGCTTTACCACAGAGTTCCATCGTTCGACCATCTCCCAGTCCATATGTTCTCGGGATTTAAACGGTCGGTTGCAGTATTCGATAATATTGCTGTGATTGAAATGGGTATCGGAGATGACCCAGATATCCCTACTCAATGAAACCTCCAAAGAAAAAGGGAGAACCCTAAAGTCCTCCCTTAGTTTTAGTCCTGCGATCCGTCTCGCTTCGGTTGTTTCTTCCGGTTGGTCTTCCGAGGTACAACGCGAACACGAGAATTGTCAAGGTCACCTTTACGATTATATCCAAGATGATCGACTTCACGACCATCTCCTTTCCGTACCTGCCCCTTCCTCATAGCCCTGCGCCTAGCGGCATTACGCTGCGCTCGACGCTTTTTCTGTTCAGGTTTGGCATGGTACTCGCGGTATTCTTTCGCGTAGTCTCTAGCCATTGTCTTTATTCCTGTTTCTTGATTCCTGTTTCTTGAGAGACGTCGTTTCTACTGTCCACCCAGAGAGAGCGTAGAGGCAGAAGACATGCTTACGGTCCCAGGCACGAAGGTAAAGCCTCCCGTCCCTTTCCTCAATCTCGTGGACAAACGGCAGAACAAGTGTACCACCATCAGAGCGATCAAAGAAGAGAGTCACCGTTACCGGATCATCATAGACTTCTGTGATGCCGTTGCAGACGCAGGTGCTGCCGGTATCGATACTAGAAGATTTCATTAGTCCACTTTCCTAACTATTATGGAGTCGGCATATCCTCGATCTTAATATACAGGATGTATCCGCCAGTCATTCGGATAATACTGCCATCCGACAAGGTAAGCGTAACCGCGTTCGGGTTGGAGTCGGTATCAACATCCACAACGTTCTGGAAAACGGTGGGATTGGTCGGGTCAACAGAAGCAATAAGAGTGACCTGCTTTTCCATCTAGATCCTCCTTAAATAGAGATGCCTTTGGGGCCGAAGAAGCCTTCGTTCTCCCATTCCATGAGGAATTCAGCAAAAGCCGAGAGGAATTCAGGATCGGCGTGATTGAACTCAAAAGTCTCTTCTACAATATCCATGAGATTATTGAGCATCTTGGATCGAGCAGAAGGAGACATCTCCTCCGAGTAAGAAGCAATGTCTTCAAGAGTCATTGGTGTGCTCCATTGCAGGTTAGCGACGGGCATCTCTACGGCCCATGAAGAAGATGACTATAACGATGAATGCACCGATCAGGAAAAACTCCAGCATATATTCCTCCTACAGGAAGAGTTTCTCAAGGATGTAAATATATAGGTAGAGCCCCAAAGCAAATGCAATGAGGCTCAAGATGATCGTTAGGAGCACTTCTTGATGCCGAGCTCCTCAGGAGTCAGGAAGATGAGCCCCATCGGGTGCTCCTCGGAGTTGACATCCTCATCACCAGTGAAACCCCTCTTCTTAAGAGCTTCCTTGACCTCAGGCCAGTAGATCGTATCAAGGATCCAC